CCCTGTCTGGCAGTTTCAACTTATACTTGGCCCAGTATAGCCAAGAACATGATTGAGCTGTTTTAATTCTGCTTGCTGATAGGGTTACTCGATCTGACATTTCTTTATAAATTTATTTAACTTTGTTTTATTAAATTCAGATTCATTTTCTTCAATTATAGTTAATATTTCTTGAGTGGATAATGGATTAGTTTTATTCCATTCACAGAATATTAAAGAATTATCACTTGATTGCATTTCTCCAAAGTCATTCATTAATGGAGGCTTAATTTTTAAGATGTTTAAGTCGAAGAATGACGAAAGTTTAATCATGATCTTAATTGCTGCGATTAAACCTCTATTTTTATCTGCACCTGAATCGTTATTAGTGCTGATATAAATAGTTTTTAGATCCTTGGAAATTAAGAAATTCAATAAACTTGAACTGCAGTCGAGTCCGAATGTTACTAAATTATTAACAAAACCATTTGCAGTCAATGCCATACTGTCGCCAATACTCTCAACTAAAAATACCTCGCTATTTATTTCTGGAAAATTTGGTATATTTGCTGGATAAATCCAATTATTTTTTAAACCGATATGCTTCCACTTTGGTGAATCGGAATCTTCATCCAACTTTCTACCAGTAAATCCATAAATTTGATTATAGCTATTATATACTGGAAACACAATTCTACGATACATCTTACCAGAAGATGCGAGTCCGCATTTGTACATTTTCTGCACATCTTCTGAAATATTTCTTTTCGAATAGAAAGAGTAATTTGGGAAAAGTTTTTTTAAGCAGTCGTCTGGGTATATCTTTTCCATTTCTAATTTTTCCTTTTTCTCATACACTTCTGTTTGAACTGAATCATAATTTACATACTTGCTTATTATATTATGATCTTTAGTATTGAGAGTTAATTCAACTAATTTTTTAAAAGGCATTGGAGCCTTGTTCTCAACAAAATCTCTCCAAACCCCAGTATCTTTATATACCATTAAAGACAGTGGATTATTTCCGCTTCTGTAAACGGCATTGCACCTCCAATGATTACCAAAATCTTTTAATTGGTAACCTAGTTCTAAAAGTGATGATTCTATTTTAGTTTTCATCAAAATCGGGAATTCTATTTCTTGTTTGAGTTTCTTCTAAATCTTCTCTTCCATTCTGGAAGGCGACTATATCTCTTAGATCTCCCTTTTCAGTTATGCAGAAGTTTTTAAATTCTAAATTTACAAAGTTTTTACGTAAGGTATCTCCAACTAAAATTGGTTCAACGGCTCCAGCAATGTCAGATCCCAAATGTCTAGCTTTAATATTAATTAATTTATGAGTTCCAAACCTGTCTCCTTCGTCTTGGATCTCATCTGTAGTTTTGTTTCTTAAAATAAACATGTGAGAACAGAATTGAATAATCCTGTCAGACAAAGAAACCGTGCTTTCATCGTCCACTACGTTTGCGGCGGTTCTATTATTTGTAATACCCGTTCTATTACTCTGAACGGATGTGAACATTGAAATGATTGGTTTATTGTCTACGAGCAATTCTTTTTGAATGCATTTTTTAAACTTCTCCGACTAGCTGCCATTCATTCTTATCGCTTCTTTCAGAAGTCGTTTTAATGTAATCAAAACTAAATATCATTCTATTGCCCCTGCCTACTTGGGCAAAGTAAAATCTCTTTAATGTATTAATCATTGCGTCCACATCCATACCAGCAACATTATAATAATAAAACTTTAAGTTTTTGACTTTAGGCCAAACTGCTCTGACTTTGGCAACGATAGAGTCTCCAGCTTTTCTCCATGAGCCATTTTCCAACAAATGCATGGGTACGCCAGATAAAGCCGCGCACTGACGAAACATAAGCTCTTCTTTACTCATTTCTCCATTATCAAAATGCAGCACTGGAACTTGATAACTATCAGATACTTTAGTGCAGTAATCAAGTGCGAGAGTTGATTTGCCAACTCCAGACCTAGCTACGATAACAGTGATATTCCCTGGCCTCAGTAAAGATCCATAAATTTGATTTACTTTTTTATATGGACCCATCATTCCAAATTCCTTGATTGGATTATTACCAAGGTCTTCAATGATACTTTCCATATCATCGTAGATGTTGCATGGAGAATCGTTGCCTATTTCATAATGGTTAATCCTAGAGTTGTAAATTTTATCTGCGGCACCAATAATATCAAGGTAAGAACTTTCTGGTGCCATCGTCTTCATTCTTTTGGAGACCTCCAAAGAAGAGTCGCATATTTCCCTGCGGATTGTATACTTCTTTAATTCCTTAGCTGCTTTAATGGCAGAACTATCAGAAATTTTCCTCAATGAAAGCGACTTGATGTAGTCAGCTACGTTGATATTGTCCTCGAAGGACAGGCCAATAGATTGAACTCTCTGCGCGATGATAACGTCATCTATGTCTTCGGAGTTTTCAATAGCCTGCTTAATTATAACAAAAATTGTTTTATTTAGCATTGAGTCTTCGCAATAAAAATCTCTTTCGTTGATAAAGGAGCAAATATCAACGAAAGAGTTTGGACTCTTTATTAAACAGGCTAGTAATTGCTTTTCTAGCTCATATGAATAGATCATGAAATACTTTTACCATGACCTTCAAATTATGTCAATCATCATCTTCGTCACTTTCGGGAATTTGAGTGCCCATGAATTGCATTTCATAATTTGCATTGTATTGATTTATAAATATTTCAATATTTTTAATGGTTGAGAATTCAGAAGCTTGGGAGTCAAACTTACTTTTAATTTGATTCATTCCATTTTCATCTATGAAGCATAGAATAAAACCTTTGTTTTTATCAGCTCCTCCAGTTAATTCATATATTTGCTCAAGAAATGAATTTGGTATTTCGAACTTTTCGAACTTTGGTTTTCTTTTCCTTGCCATATTTTATTTACACTAACTATAATGTAACATCAAAATGTTGAAATAACTGCACACTTAATTCATCCGTTGGATAAATTTCAACAAATTTTATGTTGTTTATTTCACAGAACTCTATTTTTTTGTAATCTCTTTTTATTTGTTTTAAATAGTTAGATCTGTTTCCGTGAAAGAATGGAGTGTATTTAAAATGCTGCTGACCTTGAACTTCTATTGCAATTTTTTTATTTGCATTGTAAAAATCTAAAGACAATCGAGTTCCCACAATTGTCAACTCTTCAAAGACTACGTCTGCTGCCCAATATTTTTTTAGAAAAGTTTTAACATTAAATTGAAACTTACTTCTGCTTTTATCATCCCATTTAATGATGAATTTTTTAATATTCCTAACTGTTCTATCCTTGCCCTCAAGAGTTTTGAATTTCATTAATTGAGTTCTTAAAGTAGTTAGCTAGAAATTTAATTAATTCTGGACTATCTTCTATAAATTTAAATAGAGCTTTTTCTCCTTGGAAATTTTCTGGAACTTCGATGTTTAAATCTTTAATAAGCTCAATGAAGTCATCCGATGGCTTTACCCAAGCTCCAGCCTTGTTCATGAATTCCCAAGCATACAAAAGATCAACAAGTTCCTTTTCAATCCAAATGGAAGTTCCATTTTTACGTCCATACCTAATGGGATATGGAATTTGTAAATTTGTTTTTTCATTTGGAGACTTTTTGACAGTAACTTTTGCCCAATGTCCAATTGCTGGATTTTTTTCCAAATCAATCCTTTTATTATTTGGGTCTTGAAGAATCATATCTCCATTATATCTGGGTTCAAACTCAAGAATCCAATTAGCAAAATGCAACAATGCATTACCTCCAGTTGCTGATGTTTGACGAATTGGAGCTTTAGAATATGGGTCTAGCTTGATATCTGCCCTTACCTGCGACACAAACACCGCCATATGACCTCTCTTAGCCAAAGCGATAGACATACGCTTCATGAAGTTTGCGGCAATTACAGCACCTCCTGCGACCTTATTGGAGTCTTCGAATGTCTTGTCTAAATCTCCTTTTGTAATTAAGCCATCGACAGCATCTAAAAGGAAATAATATTTAACGCCTTCTTCGTTGTTTTGAACAAGGTTTCTCATTGCATCTACTACAGTCTCATAAATATTACTTTCAAAAACAAAACAAGTGCCCATATCCCAATCTTCCGCTTTGATTGTGAATGGCACTCCAGATCTTGCTTTCATTTCATTCGACAATCGACCTTCAGCTTTAATATAAA